TAAAGAAGTAAGCAGAGTTGTTAGGTAGTATTACTTGGTTTGTTCCACCAGCACCGCCTGTATCACTTGTTAAAACTGTTGCTGTGGCATCAGTAGTTTGTTTACCTAAAATAAGTAAAGCGGCTTGTGAAACTCCTAAAGTATTAGAAATTGGAATATAACAAGATGGAAATACTGTATATCCAGTTATGCCTCTTGTTGTCCCTTTAAAACCGCCAGCTACTGTTGAAACAGCAGAATTGGAAACATTATCTACGCCACCAGAAATTGTTGAATATAAATTGCTTGCATTATTATTTTGACCGCCAGCCGCTATTGAATACGCACCACTAGTAATATTAGTATTTCCACCACCAATTATTGAATAAAGCCCAGTTGCAGTATTTTTAATACCCCCGCCAACAGTTGACCAATCCCCACTAGCCACATTCCTATTAGCCGCAGTACCAGCATCACCACCACCACCGATAAATGAATAACTACCTGTAGCTTGGTTGTTACCTCCACCTACTACTACTCCGTGAGGGGTGTAGAAGCTGAGTGTTGCAGTGCCAGAACCTGTAGCCGCTGTTGACAAAGTAAGCGTAGTTCCGCTGATTGCCGCAACGTAAGTCAAGTTGGCATTGATGTAAGTGCCCCCAATTAACTGACCAACTTTGATTGAAGCGTTTGAACCTGACAACGTGACTGTTGTTGTTCCGTTCATGGTTGCGGATTGCGTTGTTACTGTTGCTGCAGCAGTCCCAGAGTTTGTATACCCCCCGCCAACAAAGTTATAAAAACCGCCAGCAGTATTTGAAAAACCTCCAACAACTGAAGACGCTGTTAATGTTGCTGTGTTTCCATAACCAGCACCAACAAAGTTGTAAGTGCCAGAAACAGTGTTAAATGTTCCACCACTAATAGCGGCTTGAACGCCATTTGCAGTATTACCGTAGCCTCCGCCAATAGAAGTCAAAGAACCAGAAGCAACCCTTGCTGCCGTATCCCTAGCAGTCTGCCAATCAACAGCATTAGCACCCCTAGCATTACCACCTGCTGTAGTAGATGTAGTAGCTTGTGCTTGTAATGCTCCTGTTCCTGCTGGAGAAACATATAAAGCACCATTAGACTCTAGTCCAATAGTAGATACTCCACTAAAGGATAGGGTAGGAGTTCCGTAGACTGCTGTAGTGGTTGTGGGGATGTAGGTGTTTAAAACGCTACCTATTTCATATTGCGGTGCGGCAAGAATAATTGTTTTACTTGTTACAGTATAAGAAAAGCTAGTACCATCTTCTGACATCCATAAATAAATAGTATTAGAACCAGCAGTTGGAGTAATAGTAATAGAAACTCTATACCAACCATTTCCAGCGTTTGTTATTGAATATGAGGTAGGGGCGGCAACAATATTTGAAGAAAATGTACCATTAGAAACATTAAAAAATGCTCCTCTACTAGCCAAACCATCATAAAGACCAACAAAATTTGCAGTTCCAACTTTTGCATAAACACTAAAAGTGTATGGAAGTGCAGATACAGTTACTGATTGTAATATTACATGATTACCAGTACTTGTTCCATTGTTTAAAAGAGAAGCTGTTGTACCACCAAAAGGGTCGGCTTGTGAACCTGTAAGAGTTGTTCCTACGGCAGTCCATGTTGTTGTTAAAGAACTAGACTGTAATACTAAGTTTGTACCAGTACCCCTTAACACTCCTGTCTGTCCTGTAATCGTAGTAGCGTTTACAGATGATGGGGTAGTAGCACCTATAGTTCCATTAAGCGCACCACTAGTTGAATTTAAAGTTGCAAATGATCCTGTGTTTGGAGCTGTTCCTCCAATAGCTGGTGGGCTTGATAAATTAATATCTGATCCATCTAGCGTATCCCAAGTTAAAGTTGTTCCATCAGTTTTAATATATTTGTTTGCATTAGATCCACGAGTCTTATAAAACTCGGCTAAGGCAACCAACTCTGCTTGGCGATCTGTTAGTTTGTCATCGCGCCCACCGCCACCACCACCGCTAGTTGGCATAATGATCCACTCGCCCCAAGTACCAGGTTCCTTCTCAAAGCGGATCATTAAACCTTTTTTCTCATGCTTGGGCATTGGGCCAATATCGCCCTTAGAGCCATCTAATCCTTTTAGACCTTGAAAGCCACGTTCTCCACGCTCTCCAGTATCGCCCTTAGCTCCAGACTCTCCTTTGTCACCCTTGTCACCCTTTTGACCGGGATCACCTTTATCGCCTTTGTCGCCTTTAGGGCCAGTAATGGATTTGCCGGGGATACCTTGTAACCCCATCGGGCCAGTATCGCCTTTGTCACCCTTGTTTGGCTGAACAATAATTTGCCCAGCATCACCCTTTTCGCCTTTAGGGCCTTGCTGGCTTTTGGTCTTTTGGGCAACCTCTAATGCTCTAGCGGCAAGCGCTCGTGCTACATCATCACGCATTTGGTAGAACCTCTGATAGTTTGTTTACACCAAGCATATCTAAAATCTTCTTATCGGTCTCACCGCCAGCTCCAATCTCTGGATTTTGCTGTGCGGCCTGAGCTGCCATCTGTGCTGCCTGTTGCAAATTATATTGCCTCTCAGCGGAGTCAAAACGCAATTTGCTTGGGATGCCCAACTTGTCTGCAATGTAGTCTGTAATCTCTCCGAGCTTTGGAGTTGCCTGACCCTCTGGGCCAAAGCCTTGAGCCATCTGTACGAACTGCATAACATTGGTTACGTCTTCCATGTTCTGAGCCATGGCCAATGGAGCAACTGGAGCTACCTTAACCTCTAATCCATTAACACGCAAAGGCATATCAATAATGCCTCGGTCATCCATCACTTGCAGTATTTTTGCAACAAGTGGAATCATAGTTTCATTAATCAGTCGGCCAAATGCAGATCCTAGGTTCTGACTCAACTCCTTCATGCGTTCTACAACCTCTGTTGCGGAGCGAGCAGACATATTATCGGGAGGCAAACTCTCGTCTAGCAGTATGCGCTTGATGTTCCCTCGTAGGTCTCCCATGATAATCTGAGCCACATTAAAGTCACCAGCTCGTGGCAATGGCTTTAGTGACTCGCCCTGTGGGCCTCCGTTTCTGGCTACAGGGATGATTGCTCCTGGGATAATCTTGACAGTTGCTGGGTTAAGAACTCCATCGTCAGCAGCTGTATACACACCAGATATAGCCAAAGATGCATTCTTCAATACTAGCTCTAGTGTTTTGTTCAATGTCTTGATATCAGGCAACGCAGTAATCAATGGGCCTCTGCCATATATCTCACCGGCCACCTTCATATAGCGACTGACTACCCAAGGGCTAGTCTTTAATCTGCGATAGACCAGCTCTTGCTTAGATTCTTTGTGGATAACGTGATAGCAGAAATCTCCACGCTTTGGATCAAATACTGTAGCCTCAATCAACTCAAAGTCTTCTGTTGGCTTGTTGTCTATCTTGGTTTGTAGATCAGATGGAATCTCGGCATCTCTCCATTGCTGGATAATTGCCTCACCCTTAATACGCATACGTCTGTATACATTGTCTACCTGACCATTAGCGCCCTCTTCAAAGGCAACTAAGAACTGTGGCACAGGAATGAAGTTGATTGGGGATGTGTCATCACCAGGCTGAACCATCATTACTGCTGTACCAACTGCTAGGTCAAGTAAGAACTCGCCCATCGCAATGTCAAAGTTAGACTGCTTGAGAGTTGCAAACATCTTGTCTGCGTAGATATCAAGAGCTGCTGAGGCTTCTGCCTTGCGGTCTTCTGGAATATCTGGTCCAGTTTCTAATCTGCACCATTTACGCTGTGGCGGGAATATTCCTGATTGTAGGCGGTTGGCAAAGCGCTGAGTTGAATTAATAGCGGTTGCATCAAACACACGATTCATCTTCTTAGCACCGCCAACCTTACCATCATAATACCCGTCATAGAGATTACGCTGTGGCAGAGCGAACTCATATGCCTCATCGTATAGGTCTCTAAAATCCTCTTTCTTACGCAACGCAATATCGTGGCGCTTGAGGATGTCTTCGGGTTTTAATCTCATCATTTCAGCCATATCAATCCTTTTTGTGTCTATTTGCAAAGTTACGAGCTGCCTCTTTGCTACCGAATCCCCACGCTTGCAACGCCTTCTTTAATCGAGTTGGTCTGCCTTTCTCATCTACTAAAGGACCAGCCATCCCGCCAAAGCGAGCAGCAAAAGATACCCTTCTTGGGTTGGTTCCACCCTTAACTGGGGCTTGTAGGTTGCCACCTTCTTTGCGCTCAAAGTATTTGCGCCCAGCCTCGTTAAGACCGCCACTTGGGTTCTGATGTTTTTTTAATGTCATTCGTACCACTCTAAAAATAATTCAGCCATTTGAGCAGTTCCACTTACATTAGTTAATCTAAATAAATATGTTGTTAATGGATTTAATACTATTTCTAAAGAACCAGCTCCACCACCACCAGATTTTTTACCAGCTCCACCAGCAACAAGTTCTGCATCAATTTCAGTTCCAGTTACTGTTACAGTTGGATTAATCAATATTGCTGATTGACTTGTTGTTGCACTTGTTCTATTTCTTTTAACTGCCGTAAATGATGTGCCACCAGATACAGTTGCACCTTCATACATATAAAGTTCAGCATTACCACCGCAACTTGCATCTGCCAATATATGTGCATATACACCACTAGCCCATGCAATTGCTATATTGCAACTTGCTCCATCTGCTAATTTTGTTGCACTTGGATAAATACGATATGCTTTAAATGCGCGACCTTCATGCAGTCTTAAATGATTAATATCAACGATTGGGAATGGTCTATCCGAACTCGCAAGAGTCTGTACGTTATCTTTATCAACGTAGCTTGGAGAAACGTGGCGAGATTTGGTAGTAAGCGACTCACGCTCAACAAGTATGGCCATTAGTCTTCTTCATCCTCTAGATCGGATGCTTTGTACATATCTTCTTCATTTGGCTTAGAACGGCCAGCCTTTTGAGCCAGCATCTTAGCCACCTTCTTTTGGAAAGGAGTCAACTCCATAGGCTTTTTCTCTTCCTCGCCCATGCCTTTGTGGTCTTCGCCAAACTCAAACGATAGTTCTACTTTCATTTTTTAGATGCTCTCATGTTATCTACAAGATTTGGATATGGTCTGCCCGCCTTCTTGGCCATCGCTTTAGCAGCAGCCTTCTGCATGGGAGACAACTTCTCAGGCTTACCTAAGCCTTTTGGTCTTTCTTTATCCCAGACTTCTTTCATTTTTTCTTAGCCATTCCAGCCTCGCTCATTGCAATTGCAACGGCTTGCTTTTGAGATTTGACAACTGGGCCACCCTTACCAGAATGTAGACCGCCAGCCTTGTATTCACGCATGACTTTAGCTACTTTCTTTTGCATCTTCGCTTTATTATCCAAGGCTATTCCCTCCACCTAAAGTTTCTTGCATACCCATCTCTGGGTTTAGACGTGAATCAGAAAGAAGTTGACGGCCTCTACGTCTTGCGCCACGCATTCTTGCGCCAGCCTCTTCCTGTGCCTGTGTTGGTTTCTCAACTACTGGCTCTGGCTTTGGCTCAGGAGCTTTTACAGATCCACCACCGCCACCGCCTCCAAATACTCCGCCCATGATTAGCTCACTTTCATTTCGTTAGAGCCAAGCGTTTGAATGCCTGTCTCTGGGGTTAAACGTGTATCGGATAGCAACATACGGCTACCGCCACGAACTCTTGCTTTAGCACGAGCTGCGTTTTGCTCTGCGAGCTGTCGCTTTTCTTCTTCAGCTTGCGCCCTAATCTTTTCGTTCTCTGC